TAATAGTAAACCCCGTCTTTCTTAATCTCCTCCATCGGCTCGCCGTCGAGCTTCACATCAAAGTCGTCGCCGTCGAATTCGCAGATAATTTCAAACATACAGTACATTGATTTACCTCCTTCGTAAAAAAGATATTAACGCCCGGCGCGAAAAAAACAAGGGAAAAATATTTTTTATATGAAAAAAATTAAAACGGTACATCGTCGTCGCCCCACCAGTCATCTTCTCCGACGCCCCATTCTGCCGCATCCTCTTGTGCTATCCGATCCGCTTCCGCGCAATCCACCGCGCATGGCTTTTCGTCGTCAATATCCCAGCCGATGATTGATCCATACTTTTCGCCGGACACTTCCCGCCAGATAATTTTATTCGTCTTTGCCAGTGCACCCGCATCCGCAAGCCGCACCGCTTCCTCTGTTGTTTTTGGCACAGGTAAATTCGATCTATCGCGCCACCAATTTTCGGCGCGTTGACGTGCGAATCCCTCGTGACTAAAGCAAACCCATTCTTTGTGTATTGTACTGTACAATCCGGCTGCTTCGTACTCGACGCGCATCGTTTTTGGCGCGTCTGGATTGTTTCGTTTTTCGTGTATATAATATCGCGTGCGCTCAATTGTGTGTTCTGTCGTTGTCACCTCGCCAGACAGAACGCCGGCTTTACCTGCTTTTGATTTGTGCTTCACCTCCGGTGGCGGGAACTCAAAACCGCACTCCGGGCAACGAGCAACGCCGGCAAAAACCACCGCTTGACATTCCGGGCATTCCTTCGCCGGTGCTTCTCCCGGCTCATCGCCTTTTTTCTTTTCTTTTATTTCCATCATGTCAATTGCGCCGTGGCGAATCGTATTCTCGCCGTAGTCTAGTATTATGCAATCGTCTTTTGATTCGTCAACACGCAACCCACGCCCGACCATTTGATAATAGAGTCCCGGAGACAGCGTTGCGCGCATCAAAACAACAGCGTCAACATTTGGCGCATCAAACCCGGTAGTCAAAACATTCATGTTCACAATGAATTTTATATCGGATCGTTTAAACCGCGCAAGTAGTTCCGCACGCTCCGCTGCTGGTGTGTCTCCGCAAACGAAGCCAACCTCAACGCAAGACAACTGCGCGATGCGCTCCTGTATTTTGCGCCCATGCTCTAAACTTGACGCGAATATTAACACAGAATGCCGGTCGCGTGTTAGCTCTACAATCTCAACGCAAGCCGATTCAACAATATCGCTCATACGTTCTGCCATTTTTGGGACAATGTATTCGCCGCCGCGTATTGGTATGCCAGCCAAATCAGGATGCTCTTTGCCAGCCCTCGTTTTTATGTGGCATAGATAGCCACGAGCAATCAGTTCCCTTACGCCAACCTCATACGCTATGCTTGTCAATATGTTGTCGTCGTCGCATATCCATCCGCAATCCATCCTGTATGGTGTCGCGGTCAATCCAATAACGCGGACGCGCGGATTGACAACACGCGCCGACTCGATAAATGTGCGATACATCCCGCCGTCGTGTGCCGGGATGAGGTGAGCCTCATCAACAATGATGCAGGAAAACGCGCCGAGTTCGCCAGCGCGTTTGTATACGCTCTGGATTCCGGCGCAAATGACTTGCTTGTCTGTGTCCCGGCGGTTTAGACCAGCCGAGTATATGCCGACCATGTTGTCGGGCAGGAAGTGTTGCAGTTTTTCCGCTGCCTGCTCCAGCAGCTCTTTGACGTGTGCAAGAACCAACACGCGTCCACCCCACTTTCCGGCGACGTCTTGGCATATCTCTGATAGTAGTGGGGTTTTGCCTGATCCGGTTGGTAGCACTGCGCACGGGTTGCAGCTTTCGTCGCTCTCCAGTGCGTTATAGATTGCCTCTTTTGCCGCCGCTTGGTAGTATCTTAGCTCCATCAATATTCCTCATTCTAGCCATGCGCCCGCCTTCTTGACGATGACGCCTCCATCGACCTTTTTAATTTGCACAACAACACGACCAACGCCGTCGGCGTCCTTGAACTTTTTGACGCTTCCGGCTACGATGAAGTGATCGCCCTCGATAGCTCCGGCGTGCGCGAGCGAATCGTACAATGCTTTCGTGGTGTTGTCCTCATCACGCATTCGCCAGTCTGGACAATATAACAGGCGACGTACCGCAATCGCTCCGCGCTGCATTTCAACCCCGGAAGCCTTCACGATTTCAGCGACCGCTTTTCTGTATTCCCTTCCCTGTTTGCTGATTTTGACAACCGCAAACGCTTTCCTGCCCTTCCGCATCGGCACGCTCCGATAGTACGTGTTTACGGTTGGCGGATACGGCAGCTCGATTTCTATCATCGTCAATCCCCACAGCGCGAAGATAGTGTTCTTCGCCAAAATAGTCACCCTTATAGTTCCGCAATTCTGCGCACAATTTTATGCGTTCGCGCTCGAAAAAATTCAGTTTTCGCCCGATGTTTTCTTTCGTTGCAAACCGGCTCTTGCCTTTTCCGCTCATCTCTTCCCCCAAAAAATAGCCCGCCCCGTAATCGAGGCGGGCTTGTCTCTGTGTGCTATGCCCAGGTGGGCTTATCTTCTGCGCTCGTTGCCTGTGGAGCAGCGTCCGCAATGCCTTGCTTTTGATAGCCTTTGACCTCGTTGTATACACGCCCCTGCTCGTTTGGATTCGTGACGCCAACAATGATTTCAAGCGGGATATTGTGAAGATCTGTGCTATCGTTGGGCGTCATCACGCCGACAGCGCGACAGAGCGCAGACATATCACCGGCGGCGATTTTTTGCGCCGTCTCGTTCGGATGCCATAGGTTCAGGCGGTCGACGACTTTTCGCCCCTTGTGCTGCCCGTCCTGCACTGCGAATTTCAGCTCAAGGTATTCGCCGGTGCCAGCCTTGTTTTTCTTTCGCTCACTATCGGTGAGAATTACGAGGTATGTGCCAGCCGGCAGCGGTGTCATCGGTGCGTTGGGATCGACGTTGTTCGCATTGAATCCATCAAGAAAAGCCATTTTATTTCTCCTTTTTCGCGTCGAATTTTTTCGACAATCCGTTAGAAATTGCACTTGTGAAATCCGTCCACGTGAACGGAATTGTTTTCGGCATATCATACCGATTTTTCGCCAGCGCACGATTGTCCTCTTCGGTCAAAAGCGTGCGAGTTCCGTCAACGTCTTTTTTCGCAAGGCACACGAAATCAGACCACTCGACGAATGTGTTGAGGTATTCGTCCGGCAAATCAGGCGCGGTTTTTTCGACGGTGATTCCGTCAACGTTTGTGATGTCGGTACGTTTGATATGCGCAAGCAAAATGACGGCGATTCCGCGCATTACGATCTTGTCCAGCAACGGGAGCAAGCACCTATACACATAGTTTTTTAGCACCTGTTTTCCGCTACCATAGCCGCCGTGGCTCTTGTTTAGCGTTTGCGATAGGTTTCCGGCACTCCCGGCGACGTGTTCCTCGACGCGGCGCATGAGCCAGTCAATTGTATCGATTGCAAGCACCTTGTATCCGTGGTCGTCGTTAGCGATGGCAACAAGCCACTGCTCGATGTCTTTCCACGTTGTGAGATACGGTGTGCGCTGGCACTGAATTGCACCGGCTCCGTTTTCGCAATCGAGAATGATGCTGTTTTCCGGCGTCGATCCGAATGTTGTTTTTCCAACGCCAGCCCCGGCGCAGATGATTCCCTTTGGCGGATTCGGCGCAACCGTGTTAATTACCGCCGTTTTCAATAGACTCATTTCCCGCCCTCCCGTAGCGCAGATTCAACCTCGTGTTTCAGCTTCGGCAGAACCCGATTCGGCACGAAGTGCGTCACGCGCCCGCTTTGATAGTGGAACGTCACAAACGTTCCCGCCCGATTCGACTTGGATGAGACCGCACTCATCCACCCGTTTCTATCATGCTCCGACATATTGCTTCTCCTTTTTTGGAGCCAACGAAAGCAACCGCACACGCGGTTGACTATTTAATTGTACGGATTTCCTCGTATCCATCAAGGTAAATTCCTGTTTTATTTGCAAGCCGCATACGATGTATTGCGTCCTCGTTTTCGATCTGCGCACGATCGAGTGCATCCTGTTCGATTTCGTACACTGCCGTCCTGTATGGTGCGATTTTCTCGACAGCGATACAATAAACCGGCATCCGACCATTACCAGACGCCTCGCAAATTTTTTGATAAAAGCTAAACTGGTTTGTGTATTTGTAGTCGCGAAGATCATACTCGAATCGGCTCAAGTCTCTGCACGTTTTTAGGTCGATGATCGCTTCGTGTGTGTACCAATCGATTTTTATCTGGCACGGCTCGCCGCAATAATTTGCACGCATGACGACTTCAGCATCGCCAAACATGAGAAGCTCCTTTGCCTTCGTGTGGCGCTCAACACCGGACGCCATGAACTGGCACAGCGCGTCCTCTGCATCCGTCAACACTTCTCTATCTTGCGATTTCCTCCATTCTTGATAAGCCTTGGTTTGTTGTCCATATGGCTTCCCGGTCTTTTCGTTGATCGGGCTTCCGAATGCGTACCTGTTGTTGTATGCCTCTTTGCCTTCGAGAATGAGGCAGTGTGCAGCCCGCCCGGCTTTGTATGCGTCAGAATCTTTTTGCGGCACAAGCCCGCGCATTTTGCAGTTATGCAGTATCGGGTTTTTGATAAAATCGATCAACGCATGGCTCGAAAGATTTTTCCCGCCGTTGTAAAGTGATTGCCCGTGGTATTCCGCGTCTGTTTCGTGCATTGGTTTCTCCTATTGTCCGATTGCACCGGCTAGCAAAAAGTTGTCAGGGTCTTGTTGCAGTAAAACGGAAAGTGTGTTGTATCCTATTCCTTCAAGTTTTAATTCTCCGGTTCTAGTGCCGATTGTTCTCGCCTGCTTAAGATACCATTTTATCCGAATCTGGTTTATTGTTATATCGTTTGTCGACTGGCTACCATCGATTGTCCGAACCAATCTGATAAGCAACGGATGAAAATGCACCTGTGTCGCTCTCGGCTGCGTCGTTGTCGAATGATAGCTCACCCAAGAAAGCGTACCGATGCGTCTGATTGAAAAAGGATTTGTGCTTCCGATTGTGTGGAGTAGTTCTGTGTCATTGTGGCCGAATTGAACCTCGATGCTGTGTACGTCAAGATTTTGTAAGCCGGACGCGATTGATTGAAATGATAGGTAGCCTATCTCTTTATCGGAAGCAATGACAACATTATTGTATGCTGTTGTTGTTGTGATTTCTTCGATGCTTTGCCAGTCGGAGTATGCAGTCGAATCGATTTTGCTTGCAAGCGTAAACGTACCGGATGTTATGTCAGACGTATACACCTCTGTCGAAACTAAATTACATCCACCAATTATCACGGGATTTTCCGCGTGCTGGTAGCTCCAGTTATCCATTCGATTCCCTCCGTGCTAGCATTAGCAATAGCGCCGACGGTGCGCAGTCGTGTTTCTTTGCTGCCGCGCACAAGCCCTTGTATTCCGGCTCGGTGAAGCACACTGTAACCTTTTTGTTTCGCAGTTCTGATTTTTTCTTTTTCGGTCGTCCTCGTTTTGTTTTCACTTCTTCACCCCCTGTTTTTCCATGTTTTTGAGTGCCACCCAGTGGCGATTATATGCCCGCTGCATTTGTTGTTTATTCGATAATTTCATGCAGTCAGTACACGCCCACGCGTGCGTCGGAATGTGCCACTGGCTGCCGTCGGTGTTTTGTTGTTCTTTTATCCGCGCACGTCCGCACGTTGTGCAGATAACGACTATATGATTGTTCATGTGTTCTCCTAAATCGTGACAATCCAAAAGACCGCTATAAACAAAATCAAAACCAACATCATTATCGCAAACTCAATATTTTCGCTCATTATGCCTCCCAGCTTTCGATTATCCACCGTTCGCATTTTGACCATTTGTCAGACGCAAGAATATTGTCAAGATGTGGGCGAATCTTTTCCAACAATTCATCATAGCACCCTTCGCTAACATCAACCCAGTCCGACAGACGCTCTTGCCAGTGACTGCGTGTACGTAGGTCTGGATAGATAATTTTGCACTCAATCTCTTCAACGTCAGGAGCTTCCATTGACAGCCAGTACAGTACGCCACAATTAATTTTGTGTGAAATTATATCCCCGCCGTCAGTGTCGATGTACCCGCCGTCAGTGTAGATGTCGCCTCCGTATGTGTAGATGTTGCCGCCGCCTGTGTAGATATACCCGCCGCTTGTGTCGATATCCCCGCCGACTGTGTTGATGTACCCGCCATGAGTGTAGATGTACCCGCCGTCAGTGTAGATGTTGCCGCCGCATGTGTAGATGTCACCGCCGTGAGTGTAGGTGTCACCGCCGTCAGTGCTGATGTCGCCTCCGTATGTGTTGATGTTGATCCCATCTTCAACAATCAGATTATACGGTTGCGAGTTATCCGGTTTCCACTCGTAATTGTTTCCGGAAATATGTTTCGTGTTGGTTTTGTTAAGTGTGATTGTTTTCATACCTTCCCTTTCTCAATATTATCCAAAATAATAGCCTTGTGCTGG